AATTAGTAAGTGTACAAAGATTATCTTATGTGATAAACTCCGTTATTGTCGAGGAGCAATTTATTGAGTGCCACATATCTCAAAGCATCAATTAAGTGATTGTTATAATCTACAGGCTTATTCATAGCATTAGCTGACTTATCTAATGTCCACTTGTATGTTCTTAACTCTTTGATTAGATTGATGCTATTAGAGGTTATATTGAGTTTATATCTCTTTAAGATATCTATGGAGGACTTAATACTATCAGGACCTTTCTTTGCAGGAAAGACATTAATACTTTGGTTAGTTAACTCTTGGATTGACTTAGGCTCTGCACTATCGAAGATAATCTCTTTTCTATGTAAGTTTAACTCCTTCAGTCTATTTGCGATGTCTTGGTTAGTCATCCCTCGCTTATATTCTATCTCATTGATAAACAACTCGCCATTCTGCTTATACACCTCCAAAATTGCACAAGGATCATTAGTAAAGCCGAAGTCACCACCCATGCTAATAAAAGTGGAATCACCAGGAATAGAATCGACAATAGTGTAATCAGGGAAGATAAGTCCGAATATCTTACCGTATTCACCAAGACCATATATCTTCCAAAACTCCGGATCAGTTTTCTCAAGGTATTCAATTTCTTTAATTAATGATTGAGGAAGGAATGTGTTATCTTTATATGTTGAAACGATAACCTCAACATCCTTCATTTCATGTTGTCGCTTCTGTTCTAATTCAGTATTAATCCATACGTTCTCATCATCGGGATTGAAGTCAATGAAGATGTCATCTTCAGTTCGGATGAGTAGCTGAAAGAATTGCGTTTTAAATTCCAACTCGTTCGCTTCGTTACAATAGAGAATATTGCGTTTAGCTCCTCGTAACTTCTTTTCATCATCTGCTCCGAAGAACTCCACCATTCTATCACCATAAGAATAGGTACGTTTTGTTTTGTTATGCTTAACTGCTCCATATAAATCTTGCTTTTCTAACTCCTCTTCGAAATCTCTGATAACTGTTGCGTCAAGTGTTGTCGAAAACTTCCTGACTGTACTCCACACCCCTTTAAATATCTGTCTATTGCGTGAGATTTGTCCAGTGAACAACCACAAGACAGATAACTGAGCAATCGAGCGTGTCTTAGAACTTCTCGTTCCTCCTCTGTTAATCTTAATCTTTTTCTCAGAGGCATAGTTCTTTGTGAATACCGGTGTAGTATCTAACTGCATTATTCATCTCGTTTCTTCTCTATGATAGTTACTTCGGTAACCTTTCTATCCTGGTGTTCAGTTATCTCATCCTTCCAATCTGATTTGGCTAAGTTCTTTAAAGCAAATGATGAACCTGCCCAAGCAAATCCATAGAGCTGTTGTTCATAACATGACTGAACAAATAATCGAAGTCTTCTTACGGTATAAGTAAATGCTTCTTTATCTTCATAATCATAAAAAGATTGCAGGCTTTCAAATCCTAAATGAAAACATAATCCTGTTAATGTAGGTTTATATGCTCCTGTTGGATTCTTAGTTGTTTCTAAATACTCTTCAGCTACTTGTTTAAATTCTTCAGGTGTTGTATAGAAAGCAGGTCTCCCTGAATTTTCATTACCTAAACCATATCTATTTCCTTTTGGTGCTGCCATTGTTATATAAGTTTTCCTATTCCTGGTAATTTATCTACAACATCTTTATTGTTGTCATAGTGAGTTGTTATCTTTAGACTTAGAACTTTCTTTACTTTACCATCATTACTTCCTGTAGCATATACTCTATTCAATGGGATGTTTAACTCTCTCGCTACCTTTTGCATTCCGATAACTGAGTTTCTTGCTGATATGATATAGACAGGAATACCACTTGCTATTAATCTTTTAGCTTTATTCTTACCAGCATCAGTTGAAAGAGTACCATCGTAATCGAATGATACTTTTGTCTGTTCAGCCATTGCCATCTTAGTAGGACTATTGTCTGTTATAGGACCACCTGCTACCCATGCATCACAAGTTCTCATAGATGCACATTTAAAATCAAATGCTTCACAATATCCTAAGTCACCTGCCTTGATAGTTTGATAAGGATCAGTCTCGTTTCCTATAGCATTTGCGATACAATCTAATATCTTAGCAGTTTGATTAAAGAATGAGCAATTAGCACATCTTGCTTTCTTTGCATTCTCCGGTGTATCATTAAATACTTTAGCCTTTGCAATCCAATATTCTTCATTAGGAAGATTAGGATCTAAAGGACCATAATGAGCTGTATCAATAGCCTTCTGTCTATTCTTTAGATTTGTAGGTATGTCTTGAGTTGCAATAGGACAGGATTGGTCAACCATCTTTTGATGTTCTGACCATTTAGAATGACAAATAGCAGCAGCTTGTGAACTATCCATTGCTGTGCCATCATTTAATACTACTCCAATGCATCTGCTTATGAAGTCAGTTTCGTGTTCTCCTTTATTTGGTGTAGGCATCTAATTTAAGTTTCTTTTTAAGTTTAATATAAGCCATACCTCTTCTCAATAGGTTTGGTTCGCATTTTTTACATATGAAAGCTGAACAAGTCTCACACCATTCACATTCTTTCGGAAGGATATCTCTATCAATCAACTCACATACTTTACAGATTGCTTGCATCGTATTGTTCTAATTCGTTTAATTTTTGAATCATACAAGCACTCTTGCATGAACTACACCCTAATTCGTTAGGCTGAAGATATTTAAGGAATAAGTTTTCTGCTCCTCCTACATACGTTCCATGCTTCACGAAATGTTCCAAAACATCTCTGAAACTATTTACAAAGTTATAATCTTCCTGTGTCATTGTTCGTTATTAAATATAAAAATTCTTAAAGTGTACACCTATAGACTAATTGTATAATCACCAAAAGTCTCTCCTACCCATTTAGTGATATCAATTTCTTGACTTAATGCTGTTGCCCATGCACCATCAGTTTGTACCTCTACTTTATATTTAAATAAGTCAAATAAAGGTCTTACCTTATAATCCCCTAATCCTATTGGTTCAGTATCGTGAATGACTAAAATTCCTGTAGTATTCTTATATCTTTCAATAGTTATCCTTCTTTCTTCTCCAGGTGATTGGTCAATAAAAATTACTGAAGCATCTTCATTGTCATTATAGACTTTACTCCAATCAGTTACTAACTCGCTTGTATGTAATTTGTTAAGTATTTTATCAAATTTAGAACGCCATTCTTCATTATAGTCAAATGATAATAGTCTTCTCTTATTCTTTTTGCTATATTCATTAAGCAAAGGAGTAGAACCAAAACCCATTCCTAATTCCAATATAGAACCTTCAGTAGATTCCATTGCTTTAAATAACAAAGGATAGTAAGCAAAGTCACCACCGGATGCACAGAATTTCTTTCTCATAATTTACCGTATATTTTTTCATAAACATTTAAAAACTTACTTAACTTATCAGGATGCTGTGAATTTATGTTATCACAATGACAATCTATTAACTCACCTTCGTGAATAGTCATATTGTCTGATCTATCTACTCTGCCTTTTGCAAAGTGACTTCCTGCTCTGAATCCTCTATCAACAAAAACTATTTCATCTTTTATTATGCTTAATCTTTTTGTTATCATATCCTGGTCAAAATCCCACCATACTTCCCATTGACTGCTGAATGGTTTTCCATTTTCTTCAGCATCTCTCTTTAAGTCATTGTAAGTATTACCTGAAAGATTCATATATTTCATCCATTTGCTTGAACTCATACAAATATAACAGATTGGATATTGAGTTCTTCCTGTTAAGTCATGACCATAAACTGTTACATCTTCATCAAAAGGAATCCAATAGTTAGATAATGGAAGCATATCCATATCAGAAGTCATAATCAATGAATCACTTGGCAAATAGTTAGAAGCATATAATCTGCCTGATTGAGCAATAGATTCACTTCTTACTCCTTCGATATTAGGTAAATGAAATACTAATGAATTAGGATTAGATAATTTTAAATCCGAAACCTTAACATCATCTGTAGCCATAACAACTAAATCCCATCCTAAACTATTCCATGCCTTTTCAATATATGGAGCATAAAAGTAATAGTCAGGATTATTATTTGTACTTACAACAATATACTTTTTCATATTTTTAAATTAAAATGATTTGTCATTGATCCAATGGAACTCAATAGGATAGTCTTTTTCTATCTCATAAAGTCCAGCAAACTTATCTTTGTATTTAGATAAGAATTTATAAGTAGAAGTAGTGTAGAATCCTGCTGCACCAATATGTCCTGCCAATCCATTAGATTCTTTTAACTCAATAGGTAATCCCAATTCAATATTGTGAGGGCAATAACTTTCGTGTCCTCGTGTTGATTCACATAAGCAAGTATTATAGTCACTCAAATAGCTATTAGGCATTCCTTTGAAGTAATGTTGAGTAATCGAATCAACACCATGCTGTGCAAATTTAGGATAAATGTATTGAGTAAGGAAGTCCTGGTCTGCTCCCTTCCGATTAAAGTCAATATTTACTCCATTAAACATAGAGGACCATTCGTTCTGTCCTATTTTATCAATGAAGTATTTAGGAATAAATCCTATCATTCCTCCTAACATAGGTACATCATGACTAACACTATCAGTTATTGCGTGTGCTGACTTATCTCTATTCATCCAATACTTTACAGCTTGTGCTTCACGATATGTTGCTGGACTATCTAAATCTCTGCATAAAACATAATCCCACATTCCTTCAAAACAAGGTTTTAATCTCCATAACATTGCTTTAGTCAATGGTTCAGATTCATTTACTCTGAAATCAATCCACCCTCCATTCTTTAATGCATTAAATAGATTAAAATACTTTTCATAAACATTTTTATCTAACTCAATTAAGGTAGTCCATTCAGGAAATAACAACTTATTAAGTCTAATGTTAATCATCATTCCTCTTAAATAACTATTGAAGTTGAAACAGTTTTCTTTCTTTTCTTCCTCGTTACCAAATAAACTATATACTATTGCTCCCTTCATTTGTTTGTGATAAATTTATAATGATATAATACAGCATCGATATAATGCTCTGTCTTTATTAATCCACTTTTGAATACTTGTGTTGCCCAATCTGTATCTTCACCATGATTGATCTCAGGATATTGAAACTGATTGCAAATCTCTTTTTTAATGCAGTTTAAATGGTTAGGATAGCGTTCGTATCTTATCGCATTTGATGTGGTAGTATAAGCACCATATTTAATGCTATGCTCAAATAATTCTGCATTCTCACCATTCCAGGTTATTACTCCTCTTAAAGAACAGCAATCAACATCGTGAGCAATACCATCCATAAGCAATTCTATGTAATTAGTAGCTACTGAATCATCATCATCAATAAAGCAAACATACTTTCCTTTAGCCATCTGAATCAACTCATTTCTCTTTCTTCCTATTGACTTTTCACCACCATCATAAAGAGTAACAATCTCAACTAAGCCTACATAGTTACCTTTCTCAACTTGGTCAAGTAAAGAATCAACCAAAGATAAACATTGTTCTGTTCTGCTGGATAAGGTAGGAATAAGTAAACTAAGTAATGTCATATTGAACGTATTGGAAATCTGTTTTCTTTATCGTAAATGTGTTTCAAAAATAGATAAGTAGTGTAATCTCGCTGTCTTACTCCCCATTCCTCTGTCTTTTGGTATTGAGCATCATAATGTGCTTGTCCAAAACTTGGATGTAAATGTACAAAAATGTTTTGATTAACAAACTTATAACAACCTCTTATTTGTGCTTCTTCCTGTGCTACTATATCAACCCACAAAGATTCAAATTCAGGATGATAAATGAACTTATCACGATTGTAATATTCTCTGCCTAAAATACTCATAGTCATACAATTTTGACCTTGATTTTGGTCAGGGAAATGTAGCACTTGGTCTAAGTTATCAAAGTATCTTCTAATGATATCATCAAATCCTTTTACAGTAAATATCATATCATCACTCATATTCACTATTATATCCCAATCGCATAAAGTAGTGAACTCATTTACATCTCTATTGATAGCATCAATCTTATTTTTACTATTACCTACAATGATTGTATGGTTACCTTTTAACTCAGGCAATGGAAACATAGTAGAATCATCCTTATCAATGCTGATTAAGATATGATAATTATCACTATTTACGTTATTGACAATACTATCATAACCTCTTAAAAAGTTTGATCTTCGTGACCTGGTAGTATATTTAAAAAGTATCTTCATTTATAGAGGCAAATATACATTTTTTATTTGTTTCTCAAAATATTTATCCCAATTATTTTTGACGCACTTTTGCTTTTCTTCATAGCTTATGCTGCTCTTATGATTCTCTGTTGAGTAGTCATGAGCAAACAAATAATCATTCAGTTTTATATTTGTTGGATAGTGAGTTCTTTGTCCTGTTATCCGGTTAGAATACTCAGCATGTTCAAATCCATAAGGAGTGAATTTCTCATTAAATGCTCCTACTCTTTCAATAACTTTTTTAGTCATGAACATAAAAACTCCACCACAATTATGATAAGTAGTATCATTTATTTTACCATGAAATCTATCACAAAGGAATAGTAAATGTTCAGAACCTTCATTAATACAAAATTCAACCCACCCATCATTAATTGGGAAGCAGTCATCATCGAAGAGGAACACATAGTCACAATCTTTTAAATATTTGAGACATTCATTCTTACGATATGCCACACCTCTTCTATCTTCGTTAGTATCTTTTGCTACATACAAAGTTACATTATCCATAAAAGTATGCTTATTGATATGCTCTAAGCACTCTTTTAAGCATTCAGGACGATTATAAGTAGTAATTCCTATTCCTATTCGCATAACTTTTCAAGAATCTGCTTACGTTCAATATTGACAGTATTGATGTGAAACTTATCTTTTACTGTTTCATACATTGCCTCGCCTAAATCTTTGATTCGTTCTTTGTCCTGGATAAGATTTCTCATATTCACATACCAATCTACTCCATTTCTATTAGGCTCAATCAATATACTATTGTCTTTTGTAGCTACATTGTCATAAGGTTTCACATTTGATACAATAACAGCCTTCTTCATAAATCCTGCCTCAATCAACTTTAACTCACTTTTGCAGGCACTAAACATATTTTGATGCAATGGAACTAAGCTAACATCAATCAAGTTGTATAGTTTGCCATAATTAAACGTATCTAATCCCCACAATCTTCGATAAGGCTTGTCAAAGGTTAATTCATTATCCAAAGGATTAAAACTCTTTAAATACTCTTTATATGCTTTATCTTTGATATGTTTATAATTATCAGTAAATACCTGCTCAACATAATGATAATACGGATTCATTGACATAACACCATCGTGGTTATTAAGATTGAATCCAGCAGGAGCAATCTGAAACTTACCATAAGACTTGTTATCTTTCCACAACTTATCTAAATTAGGCTTTAAAATCTCAATATCTGCGATGTGATGAACTCCTGCAATATATCCAAATCTTACTAAGTCATTCTCAATATCTACCTTTTCCCATTGTGCCTCATCAGGATTCAATGCATTCGATAATACAAAAACATTCTCATTATGCTGTCTAATTACATTTGCTAAATGCTTTGTTGAAGTTGTTATAAGATCAGAGCCTTTTAATGCCTCAATCACTTGATTTGATACGTTTTGTTTTTTGAAGTTTTGATACAGAGAATGGTTAACCGGAAGCACCCAATAGTCATCAATATCAAAATGTACTTTAATGCCTAACTTGTGACATCTATCTAATATCTCTTGAGTTCTACCATCTAAGTCAATGGTCCTTAAAAAAGAAACCATCTGAAATTCTTTAAGATATTCATCAGTCCATTCAAAGTTCCACAATGGAAATGCCATAGCATCAACATTATCTAAGTTAGTAAAAGGAACTATCTGCCTATGATAGTTTAATCCTGTTAATCGTGGTGAGGTTATTAATAGTACTTTAATCATAGTCCTTCTTTTATTTTGTCTTTGAATCCGTTGATTATGTTGTATACTGTCATTACAGGTAGTCTAAGTTGTTTGGCTGTCTTTCTATATGAACCACAAGAAAGATAAATGTCGAAGATATTAGGTTCTGTAGGATATCGTTTCTTAGATATTTCCTCAGTTAACTTGCAGATTTGGTCCTGACATTTATTGTAAAGAATATCTATTTCGGGATCATATTCAAAAGTTACATTATCAGTCTTTGGTTCTTCCATTCTATACTTTTTGTAAAATGGTGAAGTAGTTGAGTTCCAGCTAAAATAAAGTACCCTATTACAATACCAAATTAATCCTTCAGATTGATAAATAGATACAAATCTTTCTTCAGGCATTTCATAAAGAAACAATAGTAATTCAGACCACATATCATTCCATAAGTCATTCCCTCCTGCTAATTTACGAGCATAAGCCTTTAAATTCTCATTTTTAGATATGGTAGTTATTATAACATCTCTTGTCATCGGTTACAAATGTAACTAAATAATTGAATAAATAAAAATAATTAAAATTATTCTCTTTGATTATCAGCAAGTTATGTAAAACTTTGTATGTCTTTGTAAAACGTATGTTATTTTAATATACATTTGTCCTATCAAAATCAAACAAACAATTTAAAACTAAAAAAATGGAAGCAATTATCAACACAAAAAGCGCAACTTACAAGCATCTTAACGGAAAAACTTTTGCTATTAAAGAAATATTTACATCTTTTGTTGCATTAGAATTACCATTTAATTTTATAAAAGGAGGTATAAATACAACTGATTTTAACCACAAAGAAGTGATAATCGTTGACATTGACAATGAAATTCAAAGCGCATTTGATGACCACAATTGGGGTAATGACTGCAAAAGATATATTCATCTTCGTAATTATTGTATTACGAAAAAAATAAAAACAAACGAGGAATTAACAACTTTTGCATAAACAAAAAGGGGAGCAGCATCCTATCAACTGCATTAACTAATAAAATATATGAAGACAGAATTAAAAGCAATCAGAATCGACACAGAAACAATCAAGTTCTTAAAACAAGAAGCAAACAGAGAAAGAAGGACTTTCTCAGGAATAGTAAACAAAATCTTAAAAGACTACGAAGATGCAAAAAGTAAAAATTAAAAAAACAGTTCAACCCGATTTCAAGTTTCAATCTTACTCAGCTTGGATGAAATTTATTACTAACAGAAATAATCAAAAACTAACCCTTAAATCTAAATAACATGAACTACGATGACTGGAAATTAATGACACCTCCTGAACACAAAGTATGTCCTTTTTGTGATGATGGATTAACAGATGAATCAAATTGCTGTGGAGCATCCTTCGATTCAGATACAATGATATGTCACGAATGCAGAGACCATTGCGATGCTTCGGAATGCTCAGAATGTGATGGGACAGGAACAATTTAAAAACTAAAAAAAATGACAAAATTAGAAATCAAACAAAAGATTCAAGACATCTACTTCCACATGGAACTGATAGATGTTAAAAAGGCTACTGTTACCTTGAAAGTAGAGAATGACAATATCCTAAAGCTATTGGCTGAAGAATACGGATGCCATCTTTACGAACCATTTGAATTATCATCAATGCACGATCATAAGATGATTATCTACCGAAAGGAAGAAAGTGAGATAAGCATAGCTATTGAGAGCAAAGAGCAATATCGCAGAGAAACAATCCTTAAACCATACTAAAATGACAAAAGTAGCAGAAGCAAACCAAAAGCAGAAAGTTTATGAATGTTACCTGGCAGGAATGACAGTTGAACAAGCAGTCAATGAACTAAAACTTGACTTTAAATATGTCAAACTTCAATACTCAAACTTCATTGTTTATTCAGCAAAGATAAAATCTAATAGTCCTGAAGAGAGACTTAGACAGATTGCCTGTATCGAAAGAGAACTTTTTGAAGCTATTGAAGATAACAGAAAGAATGCAAGAGTTAATCTGAACGATAAGATAAAACAATTACAAGGTACTTATTCAAGATTCTTAGTATAATGAACAAGCCAAAAATAATAAAACCTTACAATCCAAAAAAGAAAGTAAAGGAAGAATATAAGCCAAGATATAAATGGTTTAACGCAATAACGAATGAAATATTTTATTCAGATTTCACCGAAATAACTTTCAATTCTCTTTTGATATATCAAATTAAATAGTATCTTTACATACCTAAAAACCAAACAAATGAAAAACATTATCGAAGCCTTATTGAAGGCACAAATGGAAATGGGAACAGCACTTAAAGATAGTGCTAACCCTTTCTTCAAATCAAAGTACGCAGATCTTAACTCTATTCGTGAGGCCTGTATGCCTGTACTTAATAAGTATGGAATTGTAGTCCTACAACCTACTGTTGTTATTGATGGCAAAAACTATGTTAAAACACTTTTACTTCATACATCCGGTGAAAGTATGGAATCATTAACTGAAATCCTTTACAAAGCTATTGGTGATGCTCAAGGTCAAGGTAGTGGTATTACTTACGCAAGACGTTATGGATTGCAAAGTTTCGTAAATGTTGGAGCAGAAGATGATGATGGGAACAAAGCAAGCACTCCAACACCAAAGATAGAAGTACCAAAACAAAAAGCACCATTATTAGCTACTAAGATTGATGATGTGAATAAGGCTTTGAAAGAAGGCAAAACTACAAAAGAGTTTTTATTAGCTAACTACTTTATCTCTCAACCTGTAATGGATTTACTAATCTTTCCTAAAACTAAATAAGATGAAGATAGCATTATACCAAATAGAGCAAGAATATATGATGCTTGCTGATGAGATTATCGC